CGCAGAGAATTCGAGATCGACCACTACGCCGGCAGTGGCGCGGCCATGTATCCGGAGTTTAGCCGCGGGTTGCATGTCGTCAGACCGTTTCCCATTCCGCACCTCTGGACTCGGTATATGTTCATCGACCCCCACAAACGCCGGCCGCACGCCTTCCTGTGGATGGCAGTGTCTCCGGATGGAGACCACTGGTACTACCGCGAGTATTGGCCGAGCCGCGTCTACGGCAAGAAGGGCGACACCCCGGAGGACGACAAGCTCTACAAAGTGGACGAATACGTTCAGGCACTCAAATACATGGAAGGGCCGGATATCAAACACTTCTCTTCCGGAGGCTTCGCGGACAACCAGGGGCAGACCGAGAAGATCCGCATACGGGTAATGGACACGCACGGCAAAGCCATCTTCACCACCACGACCGCGGGGAAGGATGAACCGGAGACGTTCTGGGACCGCTACGAGAAACTTGGCATACGTTGCGTCGAGGCCATCAAGGATGTTGGTTCGGGACGTGACACGGTGGGGATGCGCCTACGACCGCGCAAGGTCATGCTTCCTTCAGGCGAAGCTGAAGAGGCAATCATTCATATATTCGACACACTTCCGGAGTTGATTCTCGAGTTGCGGTCGGTGCGCTGGCCGAGTTTGACTCCGGAGCAGGCAGAGAAGATGGATCCCACCGACAAGGTAATGCAGAAGCGATGCCACATGACAGACCTGATTCGGTACGGCGAGATGCTTGACCCCATTTACGTTGGACCGGCGCAGGCGCGGAGTCTCAATCCTGTGCAAGAGGGCATCAGCTATTAGATTGACAATCCAGTGAGCCGGTAAGCTAGACTCTGGACGGTAGAGGAAACGGGACCTCGGCATCCTTCGGTTGTCATCGGTCCGAAGGTTGCCGGGGTGCGAATCTAAATTATGGCAATATCTGCCACGGCAAACCCCACCGAGAACAAATCCGCTGCAATCATCGGCACCGGCCAAAGCGTGATGACCGAGGCCGAGCGCAACAAGGTCGAGGAAACCCGCGAGAGAATCAAAGCAAGCGCGGCGTGGCTTCACGACAACTTTTGGGGTGAGTGGCAGGAAGCCTTCCGGTCCTACGAAGTAAAGACAGAAAAGCTCATCTATCCTCCTGGGCATCCTCAAGCTGGCAAAGAAGACAAGACGCGCACGAACATCGCCATGCCTGAGATGTTTGTCGGAATTCGGAAGAAAGCCGTCCGCAAAAGCCGCCGGCCGCCCAACATCAACGTTCGATCTTCCGATCAGCAGATAGGAGACTTCCTGTCTCACATGGCAACCGTCCAGTGGGACCGCGCCGGCGAGCAGAAGTTTCAACGGCGCCACGTTCTTCAGGGAGACTTGTTCGGCATTTCGATCAAGCTCCATTACTACGACCAGGTAAGCCAGCAAAGGAGCTTGCGCTTCTCTACCGATAAGATTCTCAAAGAGCTTTACGTCAAGATCGATGAGAACGACAAGACGCGGAACAACTGGGTAATGGCCGATGAGGATGACAAGCGATCAGTCCGCGCTTCTCGGCTGAACGAGCAGGACCGGGCGAACGTGATGGCGAGTCTGGGACCGGAAGTGAGCCAGTCAAAGAACTTCACGCGGTTCGACGGGCCGGTATCGGAGTGGAAGTTTATCGGAGACTGGTACCCAGAGCCCGAGTTTGACGCCGTGCAGTCCTCGGCTTGGCATGTCTTCGAGGGCATCAAGGACGCGGAATGGCTGGCCTACATGGCAAGCCAGAAATTCACCGACCCGGAGACCGGCAAGAGGCGTCCGATCATCGATCCGAAGTTTCTAGGCGAACTCGAGACCTATAGCCCGCTGGACACCATGAACAAGAGCGAGGTATCGGGCGCCGAGCGCGACTTCAAGCAGACCCTTCGAGACGTCATCTTCAAAGCCCGGCCATCCTTCGAAGCGAGATTGATTCCTGGGCGCCGATACCTCATCCACCAGGACTACACCTTCCGCAAGGGGTTTTGCTGGATACGCTTCATCGGGAACGAGAAAGTGTTCTTAGGCGAGATGCCGCTACCATGGGACCTCGGCGGGCGCTATCCGATCAGCACCTATTGTCCGATGCCGTCCCTGCTGCAAGGGATTGGAGACTCGACGGCACGCAAAGGCCGGCACCTCTGGAAGCTCCACAACATCACCGTCTCGCAGCGCACCGACCTAATAACGAACGCTCTCAAGAAGCTGGTTGCGCTTCCCAAAGGCGCCGATATCCCTCCCGAGATCATGGATCTCGGCCTGTTCCGCGTCCTTTTCAGCGACAACTACCGGGAGATCATTGCGGCGTTCCAGGCTGCCGGCCCACAGGTTCCCGCGCAAGCGTTCGAGCAGGAAGCTGCAGTAATGCGAATGCTTCAAATGGTCGAGCCATCGATCATTGATTTCGGGGAGCAGAGCCAGGCTGTACCTAACACCGGAAAGACCGCAACCCTCGGCATCCTTCAGCAGCGATCGGCGGACGGCATCAGCGGGGACGAACTCGAATGCCTGAACGACTCGATTGCCGAGGAGACCGATATCAAGCTGTCCATGTGGCAGCAAGTCTTGAACGAGCGCGAACTAGAAAGCCTGGGACAGAGTTTCCAGAAGAGTACGTTCTGGACGATCAGCACCGCGGGCGGGCCGGATAAGCCTCGCCGGATGTTTGACGACCCCCTCGAGCTGCAGGTTGATTTCGAAGTAGAACCCGAGATGGGGAGCACGCTGGCGCTGGATGACGCCATCAAGAAGAACCAGGCGCAGGAGATTTACGATCGGGCAATCGCTGCCCCTACCGTTTGGAACGTCCAAGAGGCTGCTCTACGGTTGGCGCGTGCGTCCGGGGTGTCAGAGCCAGATAAGCTCATGGCACCCCCGCCGCCGCCACCGCCACCGCCACCGCCGCAAGAACCGAAGATTTCCGGCACGGTCAATGTCAAGGTCGAGGCCGACGTGGAAACGAGCCATGTCTTAATGTCCAAGGTGTTCGGCATTGCCCCGCCGTCTCCGCAAGACACGGAAGTAGCGCAGGCTCACGAAAAGCTCGCGGAAGCCGCAGAGAGCGCGAAGCACGCCAGATTCCTCCTGGGAGAAGACCCGGACGAGGTTGCTGCCGCCCAAGGGAACAACGGCGCGGGTGGACCGCCGGCAGGCCCGTGAGATGGACTTCACCGAAACCGATCGGCTGGTTCTTGGCAGGCTGCTGGACGACCCTGAACTACTCTCCCTACTGAAATCGATCGATTCTACTCGAGCAGAATTCTATTTGAGTGAATTGCTGCACGAAACCCAGGCCGACTCGCCTAACATGAACAAAATCATCCAGCTTGCTTCGAAGTTTGCTGAGAGGCGGGAAGGTGTCCAGAGATACGGTATCGAATCAAAGAACCGGTAGCATGGACAACGGATACCACGTAAGGATTTTCTTCAAACCAGAGGAAAACGGCGAGATCGAAGAAAAGCGATTTCGATGCTTACTGGCGCGTTCTCCGCAGGGCGCTATCACCAAAGCGTTCGAACTGAGCCGGAAGCGGAATGGCGGGGAGCACTCCAATTATGGATGCAAAAAAATAACGATAGAAATTACCTGCCTTGGGCCCGTCGATCAGTAGTAGAATCTCGACCAATGAAAACCATTTCCCTCACACAAGGGAAGCAGGGCAGAAAATGAAGCCGCACGAAGAGCGAGTCGTGAAAGAGAAAGAGGAATTGGACGAGAAGCTCTCGAAGCTGAGGCTGTTTTTCACCTCGGAGACGTTTGGCGAAGTCAACGCGAACGAGCAAGCACGGCTGAAGCGGCAAGAAGAGGCTATGAACACGTACTCCGAAATTCTTGGAGAGCGCATCGCAGCGTTTTGAAACTCACTTGGCCGTATGGGTGTGCGGAGAGATTCCGTGACCGAGAACCGCGTGGATAACTCGATGAAACAAAGGCTGAGTGAGAAGTGAAAGGACGAGATTGAACACTGGCCGAATGGTACGCGGGGAGACCCCGCGGCAAGTCGGGCTCTTTTGCGAGGGCCAAAGGCTGGGAAACAAAGGTCAGTGAAGTAAAGTCTTATGACAGGACCAACCTCTACCACACACGTAGCCACGTGCGCCATTTGTCGTATGGACTTCTACAAGCAGGCGACCAGCTACCGCCTAATCTGCCGCAAGTGTGAATTAGCTGCGATCAAGGACAAAGCAAAAGACGATAGGGTTCCTGCCGGCCCGGCTGCCGCCCTTGGAAAGCAGCCGACGTGAAGGTATGCCTGATTTGGTGCGGAAGCATGACGGCGGCCTGGTCGGTCGGAGACGGGCTCGCAAACGCCTTAAATAAAGCCGGCAACCATGTTCTCCGAATTCCTCGCGGCAGGCGCGAATGTCCCCTCGTAACAGTGGAAGCTCTGAACCTGGCCGATGTGATTATCGTCAGCGGTCCGGAGCACATCTTGCGGTCCCAGGTGAAAGGAGAATTGCCGACACCCTACGCCTTCTCGGACCGGGAAGTGTCGCTCTACGAGTGGAAGAACGAAGTGAAGCCTCCGAAAATCTTCATGTACCACGAAACAAACCGGCGCGAGGACCAGAACTTCGGCTTCGAGGACTATCTTCAGTACGGTGACTACCACTTCTTTCCGGCCATTCAGGATGCCGAGACGTTCGATCAAGAGCATTTTGCGAAAGGTCGATCGTTCTGGCTGCCGTTCGGCGTGGATACCGACGTGTTCAAGCCGCTGAAGTGCCCGCATTGCGACTACGGGTTAGGAACGATTCTCGGGGTGCGCGAACCAAAGAGCGGCGAGACGATGTTCCAGGCACAAACGAACTACTGCAAGGTTTGTCTTGGCTCGAGGACGGCACCGAGTCCCAAGGATATCGATGTGGGCTTCATCGGACTGATTTACCCGAAACGGCACCTGTACCTCGAGAGCCTTGCGCGGCACGTCAAGGACGGCGATCCCATTCCGATGACTGGCAATGTCCAGGTTTTGGACATAGACGGGCTGGCGTACCACGATCAGGCCATGCGGCTGGCGATGAACTACCGGAGGATCAAGGTGTTCCTGAACCTGCCGGCGTACTCCGAGCTGATAACGACCAAGGTTGTCGAGGTAATGGCGTGCGGGAGTTTCATGCTCACGCCGATGCTCGAGGGCGCAGCCGAACCTAACTGCATATTCGTGCATGGGAAGGAATTGGCCTACTACCGGCCTTCGAATCTGCCGTTCCTGGTTCAGACCTGGCGGGAGTTTGTCGATCGAGACCAGCTTCGGGAGAGCATTGCGACCGCGGGCATGATGCGCGTGCGGGAAACGCTGAGTCTCAAGAAGCAGATAGCGGAGATTTTCTACAAGACCATCATTGAGAGAGCGAAGACGGCGACCATCCAGTGATGTACGAGGGGGGTTCGATGAAGAAGCAATTGCCTTGGGCCGAGCGCACAGCCAAGCCGCACCGCGACGATGCTCTGTACCGCAGGACCGTCAAACGGGTACCTCGCAAGGTTAGAAAGGAAAAACGATGAGAACGGCACTTGTTACCGGAGGCGCCGGCTTCCTGGGACGAGTTTTGATTCCGCGGTTGCTCGAGGCGGGTTATGAGGTTCATTCGGTGGATCCGGAGTATGGTGTCCATGGACTTAACACGGACCTTGGTTGCGGGCACGTCGTGCACCTGTACGCCGAACGCTTCGAAACCTTCCAGATCAAGGCCAAACGCTACGACCTGGTGTTCCACCTAGCGTCCTACCTCACCAAGTACGATATCGAGCAGCGCAATAAGATGGGCATGGAGGCCTTCCGGGATATTGACCTGGACCTACAGATGGCTCAATACCTCGAGAATCTCCCACCGCGGGAGCGCGTTGTCTGGTTATCCTCTTGCGCGACAGACGCTGAGGGCGTGGAAGTGTACGCCTTCAACAAGTACGTCTCGGAACGCTTTGCTCGTTGGCTAGGAAAGCGGGAGCGCGTTCCAATATCGATTCTCAAGCCGTATGCCGGCTACGGGCCCGGCCAAAGCCTGAGTTATCCGATGACTGCGATCATCCACCGAGCTCTACGGCTAGAAGACCCGCTGTACGTTTGGGGAAGCAAGAAGACCGTGCGAGACTGGATTTACGTGGACGACATAGTAGACGCGATATTGATGGCCGCAGACGGGATTTTCCCGAAGGGTGGCGCTATTCCGATCGGGACCGGAGTGCCTACATCTTTCGGTGAACTGGCGATGCAGATAGCCTTGCAATGCGGGTATTCCCCGCAGATCACTGCCGACCTCGAGAAGCCAATCGGTTCTGAGCATCGTGTCGCAACGACTGCCGTTGCCGAGAGCTTCGGTTTCAAGGCCAAGGTGACGCTGGCCGAGGGACTTGCGCGGTGCATTGCCGTAGCTAAGGAGAAAAGCGCAACCTTCCGCGGAGTAGGAGTGTGATACGCCTGCACGAACTCGATCGACCTGCCGTCCTAAACAGGCAAGCTATGGCGCCGGCCCGCGTCTACGTCAACGACCCCACCCAGAACAATCGCATTCGCCACGCTCGAGAAGAGGTAAAGCGGATTCTCCTGATGCTGAAGAGCGATTACGTCTCGACCGCCCACACCTTCAGGACCATCGTGGAGCTTGGCGCGAACTCCTGCGATATCTCCGGACAGTTTTCCATGGGACACCGCGTCCACGTTTGGGAGATCAGTCCGACCTGCATTGAGTACATCACCAGGAACTTCCCATGGGTGAAGGTCCACGCCGAAGACCTGGAGGACGCGCAGACGATGCCGGCAGACGTGCTAATTCTGTGCGAAGTGCTCGAACACCTGACAGATCCGGACGCACTCGTAAAAAAATGGCTTCCAGAGGCTCGCTACGCGCTTATCTCGTCCCCCTTGGAGGGAGACCTCACCGGAGATTTGAGCGGAGGAGAGCATGTCTGGAGCTTCAAGGAGCAGGACTTCCAGAACTTCGCCAAGATCGGCGGGCATGAAGTGCAACGGCAGTTTGATTTCCAGATGGGGCAGTACCGAATCAAGATGATGTGTACCAAGCGCAAGGAGGGCAGTCCATGAAGAACACCGCATACGAGATAGCCGAAGACGCCTGCAAGAAGCAGCTCGAGGCCATTCACGGCACCGTCGAGGAAGGGATGACGGTTCACGGTACTCTAACCTTTGCGAAGTGGGCTGAAGCGGTCGAATCGGCTTTGGAGTCGGTATGCCGCGAGATGGAAAAGGATTAGATCACACCCCCCTACGCAACGTGTTGACATTGCAGACAGTTCGGCTGCTATGCTTGCTGCCGTGAAGTTTTGTGCCCTATTCCTGCTGGCCTTCCTCACATTGGCGAGTACCGCGACGGCCCAAGAAGTGGCTATCAGCGGGAACATCAAAGACGTTACCGGCACCAGCGTCATTTCGAACGCGCAGGTAGACTTCGAGCTTCAGAACTACGGCGGCCAGATCCCTCACGTTCTCTCGACGGGCACGATCATCGCCGTAAAGAAGACGTTCAAACCAGACTCGAGCGGGAATATCCACTGCGTAGGAGTCGGCTGCACGGATACCCTGCTGATGAATTCCGCGGTGCTGCCGTCTGGAACCTGGTACAGCATGTGCCTCATCAGCCAGGGACACACGCTGCGATGCAATAATTACATCATCAACCTGCCGTTTTCCTTGAACAACCTGCCGCCACCGCTGAACGTCACCCCGCCGGCCGGCCCGAGCACGCTTGTCACGCAGTCCTACACCTGCCAAGTCTTCATTGCGTCCACAATTTGGACTTGCGTGCATAGATTCAACGATGTGAACGTGGAAGCCTCGACCTACACCCTCCTCGGCGTGCGAATCTTCCCGGACACCATGACGATCACCGACCCCAACACGGTGACGTTCACCTGGCCGACCGCGCAAGCCGGCACCGCAGTTATCTTCCACGCCGCACCGCTGACCTTCGCCATCACTCAGCCGAACGCCGTGCTGCAGAATCCAACGGGTTCGCAGGTAATCTCGACATGGCCTCTGCTGATTTCCTCTCCAACGTCGTTTAGCTTCCTCCTCGGGCTTCCGACCAAGACCGATCCAGTCACGCCGGCGCCCGGCGAGGCCTGGGTGAACCTCGGGCTGCTGAAGTTTGAGGACAATGCCGTTTCGCCTGCGAAGCATGTGGTGTCGACGTCACTTCCTGGAACCTGCTCTGCCGGCCAAGTCGTCAATGCAATCACCGCGGACGCCGTTCCGGGGTGTATCCCGTTCTCGCTTGCTCTCACGGCGCTGACTACTTTGGGCGACACTCTGAGCGTAAACTCCACGCCGGCCTTAACTCGAATTCCCGGAAACACGACCGCGACAAAACTATTTTTCACGCAGACCGGGACTGGCTCTGTTTCAGCTTTGCCGGGGTGGAATCCGATCGTTGCCGGCGACGTGCCTCAGATCAACCTTGCAACTTCCGGAGCTGGAGGAGTAGGCGGGTTGCTGCCGATTGCTAATACCTGTCCAGGGACGACTGGCGCAAGCTCAACGACGTTCCTTCGAGGAGACTGCACTTGGAGCAATCCTTCAGGCGGGGTGGTGGCGGTTTTTGCTAACCAAACCATCTCAGGACAAAGCATTCCCGCAAGTACGCCAACGGCAGTCGTCGCAAAAGCGATTACGATGCCGGCGAGTGGCTGCCCATGTCGCGTGTTTATGTCCTACTCGGTCTGGTCCACTACGATTACAAGCGGGACCGGTTACGATCTTTGGATTTCGGATGGAACAAACACGATGGCCCCTTTCAGCACCGGCGCATCGAACGGGTCGGGTGGGTCCACCGGGATGAGCTATTCAGGATTCAGCCCTGTAACTTACGCCAACGGTGTAACGGTGACTTTCACGCTGATGGAAGAAGGGGACCACAGCATCATCATCCAGGCCGGAAAGATCGTTGCCGGCAGTGTTGCTCCGTGGACTTTGCAGCTTGCGGTCTTCCAGAGCAATTAATTGAGGAGTGTGGTGTTGAAAAGATTCGCCATATTGTTTTTGTTGTTGCTGCCGAACGTGCTTATCGGCCAAACCTCGCATGGCCGCATCAGTTCCGATCGGATAACGAACAAAACAACCATCACGATCACGGGCGCGACTCCGGACGTATCCGTGGGAAACGTCTTCCAGACGGCTAACAGCGGAACGACGGTCATCACGAACTTCCTGAATGGCGTGGACACGCAGCTCATTACGATTGTCTGCGGGGATGCGAACACCTCCATTCTTAGCAATGTCAACATTCTGGTGCCAAGCGGAGGCTTCTCTTGCACGGTCAAGACGACGATCTCCTTCATCTACATCGCCCCGGCCCTTCAATGGATTCAAACCGCGAACGCAGCAGGAGGCAGTTTTGCTTTCCCGGTTGAGCCTCCTTTTACCGTCCTCGCCGGGCCCGGAGCGAACTCCATTACCGGAATCAATGACGGCGTAGCTTTAGCTTCGTCCTCCGGTATCTCCACCTCGCAGTCCATCACGCTCACTCCCGGAAGCACACACGACTGGATGTTCTTGGCGCTGTCTAACGACATAAACATTAACCCCGGAGGGGTTACGACTGTTTCAGGCGGCGGAACTTGGACAAACATCTTCAGCACCTCAAACAACGGAGGCTTATGGTCCCAGACTCTATCCAGCTCTAACCCCATCACCACGCAAGGGAACACCATAAACCCAACAAATTGGGCAGGGATGCTGTTCTCCCTGGCTCTTAAACCGGCCACGACTCCTACAATCGTGCAGCAGCCTTCAGTCACCAGTGGAGGCATACCCAACGGAAGTACGACCAGTTTCACCGGCAACACCACGAACGGAGACGCCATTCTGGTCATTCTGATAGGTGGCGTGGTTTCTAGCGTGAATACCGATTACATCACCGACAGTGAAGGGAACCTGTACACGCCGCTTGGATTTGCGACGAACACGGCCGGCTTCGGTGAAGTAGCTCTCGTTTTCCTCTCCGCAAACATCGCTGGCGGCACTCACGACGTAGTGAAATTCCATACGCAGGGTTCAGGAGTAAGCGGCAGTTTCCAAGCCTTGGAAGTGAACAACCTGGTCCTCGCAAATGGGTTGCCCACCTTCCGAGCAGTACAACCGGGAGACTTGCCCGCTGGCTACGTTAAATTTATTGCTGGCGGCGGGTTGGCACTTACTACTGCCTTAATCGCTTCAGGGGCTTGCGGTGCGACCGTGACCGCAGTGGCTACTGGCGTACAGACTACGGATACGATCGAGATGGCGTTCCAAAATGCAGTGACAGCAGCGGACGCAGGCTTGCTCATCCTTCACAAATGGCCGACAAACGGCGCTGTCAACTTTGCATATTGCAACCCGACCGCTGGTTCGATCACTCCGAATCCTATATCGATAAGCTGGAGCGTGCATCGATGAACTCCTTTACGGAACTCATCCAAGCGCACCCAACGATCTCCGCGCTACTGGCCTACTACATCGCCAGCGCCTTCGTGGGCTCTCTGCCGGCGCCTGATGTTTCCTCGAGCATGTTCTATAGATTCGTTTTCAAATTTATGAACACGTTGGCCGCGAATCTCACTCGCGCCTATAGTTCGAAACTTCCCCTTGCCATCGCGCAAGCCGCTGGAGTAGCTCAAGAGCAGGAGAGACAGGGACACCTTCCGGACCCGCCTAAACTATGAGGAGGATGACATGATCGAATTTATGATCGAGTTTGTGGTCTTCGTGGTATGCGTGGTTATCATCGTCTTGATTGTTCAGTGGGGCATGGCTAAGGTCGGTTGGACGATCGACCCGACCCTTAAAGCCATCATCGGGTTAATCATTTTCCTGGTTTGCTTACTCGCCTTTTTGAACATGACCGGCCATCTCACCAGCAGAGGATTCATTTGGCATTGACATTACAGCCAGTCCTCACGATAGACTTTTCCGCAGGATATCGGCGGGACCGCCCCGCGATACACTATGGACAAAACCGCAGAAGAGAACGCACTTAGCAACATCGGCTTTACCGCAGACGCAAACGAAGAGGAAACCTCCTCCTCTGGTGGTGGCGTAGGAGTAGCGGAAGAAGAAGCCGAACACGCCGACGAAACGACCGAAACCGAAGAGTCAGCCGAAGAAGAATCCCGCGAAGACGAAGAGGAAAGCTCTGAAGAGGGCGAGGCTGAATCTGAGGAAGAGACCGCTGCAGCCGCGGATGAGACTCCCCAAGGCTATGACCTACTGCTGCCCAACAAGCAGCAAAAAGTCTATCCGGACGAGCTCTACCAGTTGGCAGCGAAGAAGTTTGGCGTGGAACCGTCCCTCGTTCAAAACAAGTCAATCCGCAGTCTGCTGAAAGGAAAGATTGATTCCGATATCGACAACCGGAATCTCCGCGATCGACTCGATACGGGTGCAGAAGACGACACGATAGTTGATGAGGAAGCCGAGACCGAAGAAGCGCCGGCAAGACGCACCGCGGGCGCCGAGATCGAGGCTACTCCCGCAAAGCAGATGGAGGCGACGTATAGCTTCCTGCGAGGCGGGCTCGACGGTAGGTCTCCGATAATCACGAAAGACGGCGCCAAGCTCTACTCTGACGCTAGTCTCTCGGCTTATAGCGACCTGCAGGCGGCAATCGACTCTGGCGACCCCAAGAAACTAGAAGCAGCGCAGATCAAGTACACCGAGTCACAAGCTGCGTTCGCTACCGTGATGTTCGCCAACGTGTTCCCGGCACTCCTACCCTACTTGCTCCAAGCGGTTCCTTCTCAAACCTGGGATGGGATTGTCGGCGGCAAGCTCGAGGAACGCGAGGAGATGAAGGAAGTTCACCAGTCAGCCCGCGCCGAACTAATGAAAGACCCGCGGTACTCCGACTTCAAGGAACTGGTCGAATCGAAGGCAATCTATAACTTCGCTCGAGAGAATCCCGAAATTCTGGACAAGACTTTCGTGGATGCGAACGGGCGCCCCATCAAAGACCCTGTGAAACTGAATATGGCACGGTACCGCTATATCGTTCACCAGATCAGGGGACAGAACTACAGGCCACCGGTTGACCTTGTGAGGCGAGCAACGGAATCAGGACGTCGGCAAGCGAACGCCATAGCCGAGCGGAAAGCCGCCGGCAGGTTGAGCACCGGACGCGGGCGCGGGAATCAGGGTACCAGTGGCGACAGGTACGAAACCAAGAATTGGGCCGAGCGCATGAAGAACGCTTCGAAAATGTCCGATCCCCTTGGCTCGTTCCTCGAGGCCAACAAGTGAGGAAGGAATGAAGGTTTTGAGCAGCAATTCTGCTTATAACGACAAGATTTTTTGGGCTGCCTGCCTGGTTTTGGTGGTTCTTGTCTTTGCTTTTGGAGGAACGCAAGCCGGCATCTTATCGATGTTCGCCTTCGGGCTCGTCACGACGCAGCGATCGACGAACGAGGCAATCTCTGAAACCGTCCTGGTCCGTGATGTGCCTGATGAAGTCATGGTTCTGGATGGCGATATCACGCCGCTTACGGTAATGAGCGTGAACGCCAAACGGAAGAGACCGACATTCAGTCCTCGAATTGAGAAGCTCGAGGACAACCTCCGAACCCTTTGGGGGTATATGAATGCGGCTGCCATTGCTTCCAACGTGACCTCGGTCATCGTCAACGATGGTTCGCTGTTTGCTCCCGGCGACCTGGTTTGCGTGCCTCACAACCCGGTCCAGGCCGGCGCTGATGAAGTCTTCCGCGTCACGGCCGGCGGCGGTGCGACCGCGAACGTCACCCTTACGGTAGTCCGGGGAATCGGCGGCACGGGCGCCGATACCATCGTGGTTTCCGGTTCGCTGAGGATCCTTGGCAGCGCATACGCCGAAAACGGCGCCTACGGAACACCGCGGAGCACCCTCAAGACGACCATCATCTCCTACACCCAGATCATCCGTGAGCCGTTCCAACTCTCGGAGACGCAACGGGCGTCGAAGACCTACGGCGGTCCGGAAGAAGACTTCCAGGAACGCATGGCGCTTCTGAACTGGAAGAAGCAGTCTGAAGCAATGGCTCTGTGGGGGAAGCAGTCTGAAACCCTGGCCGCGCCGGGCACCGTGCGGACGACCATGGGCTTTAAGCCTCGCGTGCAAACGAACGTTACGAACGTCAACACCACGTTGACGCTGATCCTCTTCAACACTTTCGGGCAAACCGCCTTCCGCTACAACATGGGGAGACCGCGCTTGTTCATCGCCGCGCCAATCTACATCTCCGCGGTGAACTATTTCTCACAAAATAAATTACTTACCGAGGTCGGGCAAACGGTGTTTGGCGTTAAGGTAAAAACACTGTATTTGCCACACGGTACGCTGATGCTGGCGAACAACTTCTTGATGGAGGCTGGTGTTGCTGGTCAGTCCGGGTTCGCCACCGAGGCCTACGCGGTAGACCTTGCCAATGTTGAGTACCGCTATCTCTCGGCAAACGGCGTAAACCGAGACGTGAAGCTGTACCGCAACGTCAAGGTGGACGGCACGGACGGCCAGAGCCATGAGTACAAGGGAGAGATCGGCTGGATCTTCACCCAGGAGCAATCTCACAGCCGTATGTATAACG